TACTTGTCACCCCGTCAAGAATGTTAAGCTCTGCTGAAGATGCCGTAACACCATCTATCTCTGTGCTTGCTAATGTGCCGTCAGCTAATATGCTTCCTGAAGCTATTAAATTTGCTAAATCTCTTGCCTTGCTCATTGGGTTTTCTCCAATCTATCTACGGCTTTGTGGGCCAGTCGCCATCTTCTAAATTAGGCCAGTTACTATGAGTCGGTAAGTCTCTTAATGCTTGCCGATACGTTTTCCAGTTATCAGCCATAGTTACATCTGAATTAGACATCCAATCAGTTTCAGCTAGCAAATCATTTCTTTTACTTCTATGGTCAGCAGCCATTCTATCATCTGCTCCAGCCGCCCATTCAGCCTCTTGAGCATCCCATTCAGCTTCTTCTTCAGCAGTAAAAGGTATGTTTCCATCTCCTGTAGCGTGATGTCTGCCCATAATTTTATGTTCCTAAGATTTTGAAATTCCATAAACTCTAAAAACACCACTTATAGTTCCGCTCAGTGGATAAAACCGAAAACCTGTTAAAGCATTTGTAGATACTCCGCATTGTCCAACGCCATGACTGTATGAACAATCAGTATCCGCATTAAAACTACCTACTCCATAATAATGATGTTGAACAGTTTTCATAATTCCAGAAGTAGAAGGAGAATTAATACGAACTTCTATTGAGGCAGAAGCGTATGAAGGATCCCTAACTCCACTCCTAGCAAACTGTATGTAACCACCAGTGTTTGTGTATTCCAAAGATTGTGAACTTCCAGAAGAGTTCATATATGCAGTAGCCATTTGATAACTTGTGGTTTGTACAGTACCGCCTAAAGCCATTCTTCCCGCAAAAGAATTATTGTCAGCACTAAACTTCATGTTTGTACCTATAATTGCATAAGCATCATAGGTAGAATCAAATATAGAACTAGAGCCTACATCCACAGTAGAAGCTCCAGATGCGGTAACTGTTTGCAAAACTTCCCATCCGCTAGTTCCACCAGCCGCAGCAGCACCCCACGCAATATCGGTTCCGTCACTTTTTAATATTTGGTTGGCGGAGCCTTTCGTTAAAATTGCTGTCGCGCCAGAAGCATCTCCGTATAAAATAGAACCTCTTGAGAGAGCGTCTAACTTATTGATTTCCGTTGCGTTTGCGGTTACACCGTCTAAGACGTTCAGTTCTGTGGCAGTAGACGTAACTCCGTCCAGAATATTTAACTCAGCCGCCGTACTTGTAACGCCATCCAGAATGTTAATTTCGGCAGCGGTTGAAGTTACACCATCAAGTATATTTAGCTCTGAGGCTGTGGATGTAACTCCGTCTAAGATGTTTAACTCTGCTGTTGTGCTAGTGATACCATCAAGGGTATTTATTTCAGCGCCAGTAGCCGTAACACCATCTAAGGCATTAATAACGCTTGCACTATCAGCAATATCTCTGGGTCTGCCCATTAGTTAGTCCTCCGGCCTGTAATCAATTAAATCTCCTAACTCATCCACTGAGGTCACATTATTGATGGCAATTCTTGTTTCCTGAAATTGTTTAAATAAATTAAGCCTAGCCAGCAAAGCCGCATCAGCTATAGCCTGTAGACCCGCCTTATCAGTTGTCACTTTTTCGTTAGAGGAGTCAACCCAATAAAAACCATCGGGCAAATTAGTGAATGATAGATTTTTAATAATTTGTTCTATTGAGCCTGAATCAGCTTGGTATGTTTTGCCGCCTACCTCAACAGTCAAAGAGGCATACTGAAGCTCATAATTCATCTTATTTGCTTCTATTTGCGCTCTTTTCCCTGCTTCTAATTCTTGCTCATCTGACATTATCTAATCCTCTTATGAAGCGATAACAATTCTGACCTGACCATTGCGCCCATCTGATCCGGTAGCACCATAGGATGCTGCCCCGCCATTACTTTCCTGAGTTGTCCTATTTAGAACATTACTTATTGACTCTACTCCTTGCGCTTTATAACTAGCTCCGCCACCTCCGCCTCTTGGGTATTCTCCTCCAGAGCCGCCTTTGTATCCGCCGCCACCTCCGCCACCAGTGCCATAGCCCTTCCTAGAAATCTCTCCGCCATCACCATAGCCTGAGTTTTCAGCGGTTCCAGCAGTATCGCTAGTTGGTTGGGGATAATAACCAAGTCCGCCCTTTTTGCCGTTACCGTCTCCGTATAATCCGCTGTTTGTGCCAGCAGCGGATATAGTTGCAGCAGTTAGACCTGTGTGATAACTGTCTGTACCTCCATCACCACCCTCTAAACTTGTGTTTCCAGTGGAGCTAATAACGCCTCCGCTACCAGCAACGCCAGTAGTATTATTCCAACCTGAAGCACCACCCCCGCCACCGCCAGCAACGATAAGCTCCGAATCACTATCGCTGTTATTTAGGATTGCTGTAGCACCGCCTCCGCTTCCGGCTGCGCCAAATGTACCCCACAAGTAACTAGCATCAACCTCCCAACGCTCGTCATACTTGCCCTTGCCTCCAACCCATATCTTTAGCGTAGTTGAACTGCTAAATGTTTTTTTCCCAGCAACAGAACCCTGTCCGCCTCCACTACCTCCCGTGTAATTCCAACCACCACCGCCCCCTCCGGTAGCACCAAGGGCGTACATGGAGACTGCTTTATTTGCCGGAACAATAAGAAAGCTAGCCGCTGTATCAGAAAAGGTAGTGAAATTATAGGTATTCCCCGCTGTAGCAAATGTCGTTCCTGAAGGAAATGTTGTCAGAGTTTGCTCGGCTGACAGCGCTGTACCCAAACTGTTAGTTGTTGCTACGACATAATAGATTGTTGTATCAGCAGTTAAGCTTGTTAAATTTGTTGTAGTTTGGTTGCCTGAAACCTCATTATCTGAGGTATCAACACCAGAGGATGTAGCCCAATAAACTTTATAAGAAGTTAATCCAGCAGCAGCCGTATAGCTGATAGTTGCTGCATTGTAAGCCGTAACCTCGGATGAAATGCTTGTAGCCGCAGCCGCAGGGCCAACCCACGAATCATTAGCCGTCTCATCTCTAACCTTCCTCAGACTCCAACGACCATCTGTAGGAAAATTTGTAGTACGACCTACCATTAACTAATCTCCTCGTAAGAGCAGACAGCCTCTAAATCAGATGCCGCGCTTGCTGTAAGCCTTATTGCATCACCTTCTTCTAAATAAAGAGGTTTTGATATTACGTCTAGTGTTGTATCAGCGGGAACAGCCACCGTCTTTGCAACATGGTAGGCCGTTGATGACCTGTATAAATCTACATTTACTGTTGCTGAATTTGTGCCATCAATATTGCTGACATACAAAGCATTAACCTTAAAAACCTTATTTGAGGACGAGCTATTAGTAACGATAGCGGCTGCGCTTGTTCCTACAGCCTGTACCGCCGTTTTTCCTGTGATTGTGCTTACATTTACTATATTGGGTGCTGACATTGTTATCCTCCGAAAACTATAGCCATTGCGATTGCCTTTCCTGTGGATGCCTTCGTATCTAGCTGTGTTTGTATATTAGAAGTAACACCATCAGAGTAATTAAGCTCGGCAGCAGTAGAGGTGACTCCATCAAGTATGTTTAGTTCTGCCGCTGTTGAAGTCACTCCGTCAAGGATATTTAATTCAGCAGCCGTGGATGTTACGCCATCCAATATGTTTAATTCAGCAGCCGTACTGGTGACGCCGTCTAAAATATTAAGCTCTGCTGCCGTTGAAGTAAGACCAAGATTCGTGAGGGCTGTAGCGGCATTGTTTAGATCAGATAGGTTGTTTGTTACAGTAAGAGCGTTTGCCGCGCTAAATGTCGTAAAAGCTTCTACAACCACCGAATCATTAACCGCAGCACCCGCAGCAAGCACGATTGATGTGCCGTTAGTGGCCGTATATTCAGTAGACTCTAGCAGAAGAACACCATTTAAGTAGACATTTACAAACCCTACGGTGTAGCTCACCGTGAATGTTGTCTGGTTGGCTGTCGCTGTGAAGCCTGTTTTTGTGTATGCCTGTTGTGATATATCCGCAGCATTCCAAGCTATAGCCTCAAGCAAGTCTCCTGTAGCTGCCCCAGATGCTAAAACAAGAGCCGACCCGCTGGTTGCGGTGACGTCAGTACCAACGATTAACTTAACTCCATTTAAGTAAACATCAACATAGCCAACCGTGTAAGAAACGCTGAATGATGTTTGTCCTGATGTGGCTGTTATATTTGTTCTGGAATAAGCTTGATCAACATTAATATTTGACCATGCGCTTCCGTTATAAAACTCTACATGACCCAGAGTGCTGTTATATCTAAGCATTCCTGTAGCGGCAGTAGGTCTTTGCGCTGTAGTTCCTGAAGGGATTGTAACCGCTTCATTGGAATTGATTGTTACTGTGCCAGTAAACGTGGGGTCATCTAATAAGTTAGACCATGAGGCAGCAGAGCCGTTCGTAGTGAGGAAATAACCACTGTTACCACTTTGGCTTGGCAATGCATCCACCGATCCCCAGCTTGCAGCAGACCCATTAGTCGTTAAGAATTTACCACTGTTTCCTGATTGACTAGGCAGAGAATCTACATCTGAAAATGAGAGCGTTCCGCTAGCGTTAGTGACAAGAGCTTGCCCTGATGTGCCATCAGAGGTTGGAAGAGTAAAGGCAGTAACAAACGCCTGTAAATTGGTGTCAAAGGCTAGAACATTCGTTCCTATAGCCAAACCGAGGCTAGTTCTTACCGTAGCGCCTGACTCAAGAACAAAATTGCTTCCATCTCCTACAATAAACCCACCATCTGAAGGAGTTAGCCCTGCAACGTCTGTAAGTTGAGCGTCAGAGGTTTGCTTTGCGTCTAGCTGGGTTTGAATATTAGATGTTACGCCATCCGTGTAATTTAACTCGGCTGTAGTAGAGGTTATTCCATCTAACACATTTAATTCTGCTGCGGTGCTAGTTACCCCATCCAGAATATTCAGTTCAGCAGTTGTAGAAGTTACCCCGTCAAGTAGGTTTAATTCTGCGGCTGTACTGGTAACACCATCCAGAATGTTGATTTCCGCGCCTGTGGCGGTGATAGCGGTGCTTCCGAGAGTAAGACCACTTACGGTAGCAGCCCCAAAGATCACGTTACCTACGCTGCCTGAGAAGACCTCAGAGCTATTGGTTGCATCCTGTATGAACGTGAAAGCGCTTGCGCTATCGTCATAACCAAAGAATCCAACCTTTGCAGCCGATCCATTGTGCCACCGAAACTCTATTCCGCGATCTTTGTTGTCATCAGAGGAGGGAGCAGAGTCCCCGCCTAGCGTAAAGATTGGATCATCAACGGTTACGGTTGTGGAGTTGACTGTTACGGTAGTGCCATTAACAGTCAGGTTTCCCGCAGCTATTATATTGTTAAAGGTTACATTAGAAGAGGTCGCTACAGCCTGACCAATAGCTATTTCGCCGCTGCTAAGTGTAACCCCTGTCCCAGCACTAATATGCGCCCTAACTTCACTCGCAGAAGGTCCGGTATAGGTAATGACCCCTGTTGAGTTATTGTAGGCCAGTGATCCATCACCGCCACTATCCGTGACAGATAAGTCGGTTAATTCTACTTTGTCAGTATTAAGGTTAGTGAAGTTAGCATCAACTTCCGAGTTCGTTAGCGGACTACCCTTCCCCGACCTAGTTGTGATCGTAGCCATGTCATTGTCCTACTGCCGAATTAAGAAGCTGATAATGTAATAGTCCATGTAATAGTCATGGTGTCATCAGCAGCTTTATTCACAGCAGAAAAGACTGTACGACACAGCATAGTTCCACCAGATGAAGCATTCATAATACCAGCTTCAGTAATAGCGCCAGTTCCATCGCCAGCCTCAAATGAGCTAACGTAAGTCACTACCGCACCCGAAACAGATGTGCTATCAAGCGCTTCTCTTGAACCCAATATGCTAACTAAGTCAGTCTGACCAGCAGCCGCAGCAGTTGTTCCGCTGCCTACAGCCATATGAGTCATAGCTGTTGCACTAGCATCTTTGATACGGCTAGCTATGTATCCAAGCCCAGCAGTAACAACAAGGTTCTTTTCTTTTCGCTCTTCTTTCACGTTTCCGCTTGAATCACGAACCACAATATCTAAATTTCCAGAGAGTTTTATTTGGTCATTTATCATTTAAGTCACCATTTAGAATGAACGGGATGCCCCCACATAGTCTTCGTCAAAATAAGTAAAATCGCAATAACCTTGCGACCTCAAACTTCCGCTATCAGCAAGAGCCGGAGTTTCCGCCAACACCTTACCGAATGATTTTACAGGACTATCTGACGCTGATAAATCATTATTAATAGGTTTTGCTGTTGCAATAACCTGAGAATCACTAACGCTTGCCGCATCTGATTCTGCTTTCCCATACCCGTAAGCAAAGGATTCTGCTACACCCGTTGAGTCTGACGGGTTCTTGCCAAAGGCAAGCGAGGAGCTATCAGTTACCGATGCCCCTTCTGATTCTGTTTGACCCGCTTCAATATCAGCGTCATCAGTTATTGAAACTGTATCAGAAAATGTCCTAGATAGCGCTATTGAATGCGACTCTGCTATACCAACTGAGTTTGATAGTGATTTCTGTACCGCTAAAACCGCTGCTTCAGCTATAGCTAGCGCATCTGTGGGCGCTACCCCAATGGAGAGAACGAATGAAAAAACATCCGTTACTGCCGCTGCGTCTGATACTGGCTTACCAACCTCCTTTGATGGAGAGTCACTTACGGAGCCTGTATCCGCTATGCTTCTGGCATAAGCTACAACTCTGCTAAATACGTCAATCGCTGCTACAGAGTTGCCAGTATTCTTATTAAATTGAATAGTTTGATCGTCAGCCGTTGACAGGTTGCCATCAACATCATCCGTTGCGTTTACCGTATCAGATATGTTCTTGCCTATAGCGAAAACAGGGTCGCCATCTGTTGCCACCGCTGAATCTGAAGGCTTCTTACCAACCTCTAACGTGTCGTTATCAGTTACCGCAGCCGCATTAGATAGGGGTTTGCCAACCTCTTTGGATGGGCTATCTGTTGCTACGGATGTATTGCTTAATGCCTTGCCTACAGCTTTTGCCTCACTATCGGAGGTTGTTGCTGTATCTGAGGGCTTTTTACCAAAACCAAAAGACAAAGACTCAGCTACACTAAAGGTATCCGCTAAAGTTTTTGTTACACGGGATATAAAGTTGCCAAGAATGGCTGTAGCCACTAACCGCTTTGATGTTATTGCGGATTTGAGCCTTTTGCTTATAACCGCAGCAGTAAGCTTTCCGTCAGACATTAAGCAAAGTCCTCACGGAGTAAGAAGTGTATTACTTCAAAAACAGTCTCCTTTGTTGAGTCGGAGCTATAAGTTACCTCAATTTCGCCTTCGTAGTTTCCAGCATCTACATTGAGGTCCGTACCCGTAAACTCAAAGGTAACAATACCGCTAGCGAAATCGCCTGATGCTGCTTGCGATCCTGTGAGTGTTGCAAGAATGGTAGTTGTATCTTCGGCTCTGAAACGCATAACAACGGAGCTAGCTGAGTTTAGATTAACAGCGCTACCGTCATCTGCTCTTGTTAGAGTTGCCTGTACCTGTGATTTTGTATCACCCTGCACCAATAAAAGGGTTGCCATATGGAGCCATCCTCTTTTAGCCGCCAGCAGCCGATATAACTGTAGGTAAGACGGCTGATGTTATTAATAAAACATAGATGCCCCAGATTAGCTTTTCTAAGCGATCAAAATGCTTGCTCCCCGCTTCAAGTCTGCGCTCTATGCTTTTATATCGCTCTGCACAAACCTTTTCATGGGTATCAAGATCGTTAGCTACATCCTTGATGCCAACCATTTTTTTAATCCTCTTCTACAGCTTCCTCTACAGACTTCTTAGGTCTGCCTCTCTTTTTTTTAGGGGCTTCCTCTACTTCTGATTTTTCTTCAGTAATGGATACTTCAGCCTCAATGGTTACAGTCTCTTCCGGCTGAATAGCTTTGACTTCCATAGCCCAGCCATTCTCAACAAAACTGTCCATAATGTCTTGCTGCCATTCGCCTTTTGGAGTAACCATATCATCAGCAGAATAAAGACCTACCTCAGTTCCCTGCTCATTAATTGCAGCGGGTTTAGGCACTAAAATCTTGTATGTTTTCATGCGATTACCTCATAAAAGCAAGGGGAGCATAGCCCCCCTCACCATTAAGTCATCTACACCGTAGAACTACTATCTGCATCAGTGTTGTGTCGTGGATGACCTTTAACAACAGTCGCAGCAACGGCAGTACCAGTGCTGTGAGAGCCAGTAAAGTCAGCAGTTACGCGAACGTAACGACTTCCACCAACATAACCTATAGATGCTACTTGAGGCGTTTCCCCGTCAGCGTCAAGCGTCAAGAAGATTCCGCTGGAGTCTACCGTACCATCGGTAACAGAAGTCGCGCTAGTAACAGCAGTAAAAGTGCTGTTGTCGCTAGACTCTTCCAGAATGAAATCAATTTTAACGCTGCCACTAAGGCTTACACCCTCCGCGCCAGTGTCTACAACAATCGTTGCTGATTCAAAGCCTTGCAGATCAATACCTGTGCCATTGGCATCGGCAGTACGAACCGCAGGGGCTAATGATTGTGCAACAGAGATGTTATTTGCTAAGTCTCTCATATTGCCTCCTTACGCTGATATGTTTTGCTTGACTATTGCTTCAGGCAATACAACTTGCCCACCAACCCTGCGTCTAGCTACATATCTGACGTTACCAGATGTGGCTTGTGTGAAAGGATCACGCAATACACTTAAAGCAACACGATCAACAATCATGTAACCTCTTCTGAAATCGCCAAAAGCCACTGGCTTAGTGCCAGCGCTAACGTCAGGCATATCTGTTGCCTCAACGTAGCCATACCCAAGGATTGTATTCGTAGCCCCGCCCTGAAGGTTCATACCAGCCTGAAATACATACTGACCAGCAGTATCTTTCAGCTTTCGTATGGCCGCTAGAGTAGTTCT